ATCAGGGATTCTGTACGAAGAGTATCTTGACATCAACCCCGGGATAACCTGGAGATTTCAAAAAACAAATGACGATATATTTGGTCGCGGCCCTGTAATGGACGCCCTACCATCAATAATATCTTTAAACGAATTAGCTAGAATCGAACTAGCTGCAGCAAACCTAAATACTTTTAAACCATACATGGCTTTTAGTGATGCGGTATTTAATCCTCATACATTTGTAATGGAACCAATGACAATTATTCCAATTGCGCCGCTGGGGAACCAAGGCCCTCCACTAGTTCCGCTACCAGATTCAAGCGCCCCCCAGTTTAGCCAGATGACTATTCAGGACTTAAGGATGCAAATTAAGACCCTGTTGTTTGCAGATTCCCCAATCCCAAATGGGCCAAATGATTCAAAACAACCACCAACAGCCACAGAAGTAATGGCTGGTAACCAGTTGCTTGCCCAGAGAATCGGGCCATTGTTCAGCAGACTACAACAAGAGTTCTTGGTACCTCTTTTAGATAGGTGCTCGTATATTCTTCATAAAATGGGCAAGCTTCCAATTCCAAACATTAAGGGATTGAAGATAAACTTCCAGTATCGTTCGCCGCTAGCACTAGCTAAAGGCCAAGAGCAAATTGCAAGGTTCACACAGTACGTTCAAATATTACAGGGAATATCAGGCCCAGAAGCAACGCAGTTGTTTATTAACTCTGGACAGTACCCATGGATAATAGCGAACCTAATGCAGCTAGACTCAAGATTCTTGAACTCACCAGAGAAGGTGCAGGAAGTGGCACAGCAAATGCAGCAGCAACAACAGCAACAACAAGAAGCCGCACAACAACAAGAAGAACCACAGGCGTCACAAACACAATAAGGAAAAACATGGATTATAAGAGCTTACCCGGGCAAGAGGATTATTGGGATGGTTACACATCCAGTATAAATAAATTAAAAAACAATCCTGATATAGTGGAGTTTGATAGACTTTGCTTTGAAGTATTCAGCAAAACAGAGGCAGGAGCAAAAATACTTAGCGAGCTAACAGAGCGTTATATTATACCGTCCACACCTGCTAAAGATATGACCTCCTACTCGACTAACTGCGTTTACTATGAGGGATTCAGAGACTGTATAAGACTCCTAATCCAATCCACTAAAGGTTATAGCAGACGAAAAGAAGCAGAAGATGCTAAAAAGATTAAAGAAACCCGGGAGAAAAATGAATGAGCTTATTCGATGAAATAATAGATGGAGCCAACACAGAGATAGGTGATACTAATGCCAGTATTCAAGCAGGGCCTGAAGGTGCAGCAACAACAGAAGCAGCAACTGAATCCGCAGCATCGACTTGGAACTGGGATAAGTCCACTCCAGGAACAGGAGAGAGACCCGACTGGCTTCCAGCAAAATATAAAAGCGCTGAAGATGTTGCAAAGGCGTACTCAGAACTCCAGAAAAAGCTTGGGAGTGCTCCAGACAAATACGATTGGTCTCAAGGACAGAATTGGGTAGACCCTGACTATACGCCCTTCCTGGAAATGGAAGATGTGTTCCGTAGCAAAAACGTTCCGCAAGAAGCGTTTGATTCAATGCTAGGTACGGTTGGAAAGTTCCTAGATGAGTTCAAGATAGATATGGAAGAAGAGAAAAGTGCCCTTGGAGAAGATGCCAAAGAACGTCTAATGACACTTAATAATTGGGCTAAAGCAAATTTCTCTGATGATACCTATCATGCAATAACCGAGAACATGCGCACAGCATCTGCTGTAAAAGCAATAGAAGAAATGAGGATAAAAATGATTGACGGAAATACAACAATACCAACAGGCAATGAAGCCCCTACCCCAGCATACACGGTTGATGATGTGACACGGGAAATGCAAGAAAATCTAACTAAGTATAAGGAAGACCCAAAATACAGAGCCGAAATCCAATCGAAGTTTAATAAGATTTCAGGAAGCTCTGGATATGTTGACAAGCATTACTAATTGAATTAATATTAGTACAGTTCATTCAGTTTTAATGCCATTTACATTTCACAACGTCGAAGGTAATGCATCAAACTGACTATGAGGACACCTTATATTTGCCAGGCCCCGAAAGGGATACCCTGGGTGCATTTAAGCCCTTGTTAGCGAGACTAGTTTTTTAACTATTTATAACTAATGAGGGTTTACCATGTCTACATCATTGACGAATGTCCAGCAAATTGAGTTTGATGCACTCGTAAAAGCAGAATACCGTTCACGCGGATTTTTATTACGTGATTCAATTAGAATGAAAAACAACGTAATTGGCGCATCTATAGAATTTAGGAAAGTTGACCAGGTAATTGCTGTGCCAACAGCTTACTTGCAAGCAGTAACTATCCAAGACCCTGACTATACAAAAACAACTGCAACTCTAGTTAAATATACTGCACCAACAGCAGTGGATGAAGTTCAAGAACTTACAGTTAACTTTGATGCAAGAATGGAAAATGCGCTATTAGTAGCACAAGCTATGGGTCGTCGTTCTGACCAAATAGTTATTGATGCTTTAGACGCAGACCCAGGCGATACAATTGCCAATGGCGGTACTAACTTTAACTACTCTAAGTTTACACAAGCCTTGGAATTCTTTGATGACAATGCCGTACCTCTAGCCGAAAGATATGTTGCAATGTCTGCATCTAACTTTAGAAGCCTACTTGGCGATGACCAATTCGTTTCTACTTTTTATACAAAAAATGATGTTATCGACAGGGCGAGAATCCGTGAGTACTTAGGTTTTAATGTTGTTATTATTCCACAAATGACAGAAGGCGGCTTACCTAAAACAGGAAACATTCAAACTGCATTAGCTTGGCATAAAATGTCTACTGGTATGGGTATTGGTGAAAACTTCAGAACTGAAATTAACTATTTAGCTCAAAACACAGCATGGTTGATAAACGGTGTATTCAGTGCAGGCGCGGTGGTTATTGATAACCGCGGTGTTCTTGCAATTGACTGCGACGTTTCAGTTTAATCTTACCCTTTTTAGGAGAAACAATCATGGCTTTTGATATAAAACGTTTTACCCGAGTTAGTTTAGCCGATAATACTGGTTTAATTACTCTTCAAGATTCTAGTTTAGCTAACGGTCCTGGCTTATTCACATATGCAAGTGCTGACGATACGATTGCTGAAATATCAGCAGCAGGTTACTTCAATGCAGAAGCAGCAATCTACTGTCTAAATGTTGGAGATGTAATTATCGCTGAAGGCAGTGACGCTAGTAATATGCTAGTTGTTGCTACTGTTGATAGAAGTGCAAGCCCTAAAACCATTACAGTTGATTCATTTACTCCTGCTGGAACTGTTGCAACTGCTAATATTGAAGATGGTGCGGTTACAGCGGCAAAACTAGCCAGCGATGCAGTTACTACAGCAAAGATTTTAAATGCAAATGTAACTACAGCTAAAATTGCTGACGCGGCTGTTACTTCTGCTAAGCTTTCAGCCTTGACAGTCCAGTATGCAACAGTAGCAATTACCGCATCTGAGTTTAACGGCATGTACGCCACTCCTAAGCTTTTAGTAGCTGCAGGCGGAGCTGATACATTGCTAGTATTAGACAAAGTGCAATTGCTAATGACTTACGGTTCGGCTGCATATGCCGCTGGTGGTGTTGCTGCGGTACAGTACGACTCTACTGCAAATGGAGCTGGTGTTATTGCTTCTTCAACATTAGCTGCTGCAACTTTCCAAGCAACTGCATCTACTGGGTGGAACTTTAATTCAGGAGTTGTCGCTGAAACTTTCTCTACATGCGTCAACAAAGGGTTGTATCTATCAAACGTTACTGGTGCTTTTACAACTGGTGATAGTGATATGGTGGCCCATATTTGGTATAAAGAAATACCAAGCGCGTAAAGTTAGTTTATGTCTCGGCCTTCTTTTGAGGGCCGAAATTAATAGGGGGATTTATGGCTTTAACTAAAGTCCAGATTATAAGCAACGCTTTACTGCAATTAGGCCATTCTGCAATATCATCTTTAACAGGTGGAGATAGAATGGTACAAGCTGCAGAAGCTGCATATGATATGAAATTACCCTCAGTTTTAAGCAGTGGCAACTGGCGTTTTGCAACTCAGATTCAGCAATTGTCTGAACTTACCGAAGCACCACCATTACCCTGGAAGACTGCGTATTCTTTACCAGCTGGATATCTTAAAACAATCCGATTATGGCCCAATATATACCAATGGGATATTTACACTGACTTTAAGATATACACGTACCTCAGTGGCACGCTGTATATGGAATATATATTCCAACCTGATGTATCACAATTCCCACCATATTTTGTGGATTATTTTACATACGAAATATCGGCATACTTAGCTTTATCAAACGCACAAAAAGCTGATTACTTTTCTGCGCTTGAACAAAAAAGAATGCACATGATGGCTTATGCTAATGCATTAGATACTCAAAACAGACCTCAGTTCTCACAAACCAATATTCCTGTATTAAATAACCGGTATGTGACACAATTTATCGGAAATGGTGGAATAGCAAATTAGGGGTTCTTATGGGTTTGTCGGCATGGTCACAAGATGTATTTTCTAAAGGCGAATTATCACCCTTAATGTATTCCAGAGTAACAGTCTCTGCGTATTATAACGGCCTAAAAACTGCCACGAATTGTATTACCTATCCGCAAGGAGGTATTGGGAAGAGGTTTGGAACAGTTTATAACGCTACTATCCCTTCGCTTACTGATTATCGTGATGCATATTTCCAGACTTTTCAATACTTGAACGAATGCACTTACGTCCTAATATTTATTCCAGATTCGATTCTGATTTATCTAGAAGGTATATTAGTACATACTGTAGCTTCAACTGGAATAGCTGCGACTGTAATACGTAAAATAGATACTACCACTTTAGATGCTAGGTTTAGAGTAGCAACAGGGGTGCTTGCCCCGTATGATTTAACTAGAAGCGCTAATACAGCAAACGTCATATCTTCTGCTTCTTCTAACTTGCTGACTTTAACTACACCAGTGAGTGCGGATACTGTTTATCCAGTCCAATTTACCACTAGCAATACACTTCCGACAACTGTACCTCAAGTGAGATTGAATCAAACATACTTCGTATACACAACCTCTACCACGACCGCTCAAATTTTTACATCTTCTGGTGAGGCTAAATCCCAAACAGATGCCTACACTATTACGGATAACGGGGCTGGGACTAACAATCTAAATGTTTTAAATAATTGGAGTTTTGCTTTAGTTGTATTTAGAAATTTGCCGGTATATGATTTTACCCCTGCAAATACATACGATACCAAGACATTTACTCCAGGAGCAACAACAGGTTACGGAATAACCTTAAATGCAAGTAGCGCTATATTTACTACGGCTTATGTTGGCGGTGCCTTTATCGGTAACGGAGGGATAAGTAGAATTAAAACTTATGTAAGTAGTACCCAGGTAACAATAGACATACTAACTCCATTTGACTCCACAGCTGCTATCACTGGCAGTGAGACCCTATTAGCCGAACCTGCGTGGAGCGAAGCTAGAGGTTGGCCTTCTAGATGCTCTTCTTTTCAAAACCGTTCTGTATTCGCAAACTCTACGCTACTGCCTAATGGAGTGTGGCTGTCTGTCACCAATGATTACGATGACTTTAATGGGTTAGAAAAAGATGATGATGATGCTATTTCATGGTACCCATCGTCAGATAATGTAAACTTTATTCGATTCATAGTTCCGTATAGGTCTTTAACGATACATACAAATACCGGGATATACTCAACACCGCTATCATTTGAGCAAGCTGTAACGCCTAGCAATTTCTCAATGACACTACAAGACTCTACCCCAGCTACAGCTATACAGCCAAGAGGTATCGATAATCAAATAATCATCCTCTCAGGTAATGATGTTCATTCTATGTTGTGGGACGGTTATAATAACTCCTATACTTCCAATATAGCTTCTATAGCTAGTGAGCACTTGATTACAGGCCCTCATGACGAAACTGCTTACGTAGATTTAAATAGAGCTGGCTCAAGGTATATGTTTATTATAAATGACGATGGGTCACTAGTTATTTATCAAACCTTAATTTCTGAGGACGTATCAGGTTTTACACCAGCTACTTTATATCAATCTTACGGTAAAGCTTATTTTCGTTGGTCCTCATCAAGCGCCGATGGACAGTCCTGGTTTTTAACAGAGCGTCAGCTTGCAACAGAGGGCGACCCATTTCCCATTAATGAATTCACACAATACACCCTAATTAGCGCAATACTTTTTGAGTTATTAAGCGGTGTATCTCTAGAGTTATTAAATGGGGAAGACTTTGCGTTACTCCAAAATGCAGTAATCTTTGTGCCTGGAGTCCCGACGCCATTTCAGTTTCAAGATACTGGAACTCTACCCAGCTCATTTCCACAGGTAGAGGCAGGAGTATTCTATTGGGCTGTGTCTGACTCTGAAGGCGCCTTCACGGTTTACCTATCCTCTGATGATGCGGCAGACGGCCTAAATCCAATTGAGTTCTTTAGCGCTGGAACAGATGCTTATGTTGTTCCTCAGAATCTAGAAACAACGTTTCTTTTGGAAGAGCTTAGCTTTGATGTAAAGACAGACTGCACCTATTTATATAATGGAACTGCAAAATCAACATTTACAGACCTTCCAAGATTTAATGCGCAGGAGGTTAAAATTAATGGGGATGAGTTTGGGTTTGATTATACCGGGGATAACGATACGATTGAAACAATATCACATGGCGCGTCAGTTGATGTATCGGACGCAGAAATTGGATTTGCTATCCGAACCGTAATAGAGCCTTTGGCCGTTGCTCCTCCTGGTCCACTTGGCTATAAAGGTACCGCTGTAGCTTACCCGCAGCATATCCGCAACGCAACATTTATGTTTAATAGCACGACTGGTGGATTTATAAACGATACACCTATACAATTAAACCTATTAGAGCAAACCTATCCAGGTGTTCCTTCGGGTCCGCAGTCAGGCTTATTTGAGATGAGCTTTATGCAAGGATGGGAACCACAATATGGCACCTCTGGAATCACAATTACACATGACGAGCCGTTTGATATTCAATTAATTGGAATCTTCTACCAAATAGAGAGCTAAATATGGACCCAATGTCAGTATTCTTATTAAGTATGCAAGCCGCTGGTATAGTGTTTAATATGAATGATGCTAAAAACAAACACCAAATGATTCAAACCGGCAGGGACCTGGAAAAGGCTGCCATTGATACTAATCTTGAGGCTTTAAATTATGACTACCAACAATCCTCTTTAGCAGCCATGAAGCAGCTTCGGGAAAATATTGGCACTCAAATTGTAACGCAAGCAGCACGCGGTACAGATTCTGGCTCAGGTAGTGCATTAATCTTAAACCAAAAAAGTATTAGTAACTATAATGCCGATGAGCAGACAAGAAGAATGAATTTGTTAGCTAAGGAAGCAAATTTAAGGGCTAGCAATGTTTTATCAGGACTTCATACGCTACAATCAGAAACAGAGCTTGGAAGAGCAACAGCTAAAGAATTTAAATCAATTCCAGTTTCCTCTGCTTTTAATGAGTTTAGAAGCTCAAAATTAGGCAAAGAGTGGGGATTTGGATTTAAGCCAGCAGGAGAATAACTTGGCAAAAGACGAAGTTGGTGGAGCTACAACTGGTAGCGGCAATATACCTGCACACTCAGATATACAAACTATAGAGCGCAAAGAGGCACCCAGTGC